CCTAAGAAGGAAGTCTTGAATGATGGAAAAGAAAATCCTATAAAGGAAGAAGAAAAGAAGTCAGAAGAGACACCTAAGAAGGAAGTCTTGAATGATGGAAAAGAAAATCCTATAAAGGAAGAAGAAAAGAAGTCAGAAGAGACACCTAAGAAGGAAGTCTTGAAGGAGAAAAAGGAGAGCAAGCCTAAAAAGGAGAAAACCTCAAAAAAGGATGCTGCCGAGTCAACCGAAGAGAATTCCCAAAAGGAGAATGTAGAAGAAGAACTTGACGAAAAGACTAAGAGCGAGCAGGAGGCTGCAAAGAAAATCGCTGAGGCTATGAGTCAGGCTCAGAAATAAGGATGTCACATGAAGATAAGAGAATACATTTCACAGAAGTTGCGTGCTTGGAACATTACCGATGCCCAATTGGAAGATATATCGTCAGGTATAGACCTTGACGAAGAATATACGTCTGATAATTCGCAGGTTGTAGGCAAGGCGATGATTTCCGTAATCGAGGAACTGATGCTTGCTCCATATATGAGCAATGTGAACGAAAATGGATTCTCTGTCTCTTGGGACTACTCTAAGATAGGACAATACTATATGTGGCTTTGCCGAAAATATGGTGTTGCTCCGGATAATGAAGTGGTGGCAGCTTTAGGGCTTTCCACTATCACGGATAAGTCTGATATTTGGTAAATGTCTAGGTTATGTTATATTCCCCTCATATATTAAAGAAGAAGTTCGTGAATAAGGTTGTCAACAAGTACAACGAGGTCATTAGCTCTTCTGAGGAATGGAAAGAAATGGGGCGTTGTCGGTGCGATGACAACTCTACCGAGCATTTCACTACCGAGAATGGTAGCATATATACACCGAAATATCATATTGTTTGTGACAAGTGCCAGATTTCCGAAGGTGATGAAGTCCAGGTCTATTTCGATGATGGAAGCTACCGAGGAGGTGGAAAGGTCTATAATGCCCCTAAGTGCAATTATCTTGGTTATATGAGTATCTATGTCTGATGTTATAAAGGATGAGATAGACGCTTTCTTTGCACAGGGAGAAAGGGAAGTAGATGAATTTCTTGATAGGTTAGGTAAAACTGCTGTTGAGCTTGATAAGGCTAACGGAAACTACCGAAACCGCACAGGTAATCTCAGAAGGTCTAACTATAGTAATGTACATGACCACACCTTGACCCTTGGCAACAAAGCGGAATATGCGTCTGATGTTTCCTCTAGGGGATATGATGTTATAGATTCGGGTATTCAGTATATCAAGAAAGAAATCGAGGATATGCGATGATAACAGAAATAGATGCTGGTCATGTAATCTATGATGACTTGGAACTTATGGGATTGGAACGAAGACTGAAAGGACATCTGACAAAGGGTGGACTTGAGGGGGAAAGACCTTTGGTCGGTGAGAAGATTCCTGATGAAGGCATGATAGTAATCATTCCTAAGCGCATGAGTGCAGACAAGACATATTTCAACGATTGTACTATAGAGGTAAACATATTGCTCAAAGATATAGAGGGCGAGGCTAATCCTCAATTGAACGAGCTTTTAAAGAAGGCTATTCAAACCCTGTCCGACAATGAGGTCGGAAAAGCTGAGGATGTATGGTATCGTTATTCTATCCGCTCCCACGGCATAGAGCAAGAGAGTAGGTTGAGTTGCCATTACGCAAACATTACTATTGATTTTGAAACATTAAACGTAAGATAAGATGAAACCATTTATTGGAATCAAGAGAATTTGGTATGGTGCTCCTCTTACCGAGGCAAATACACCTGCTAAGTTGGCTACATGGTTGAAAACCGCTACAGAGGTTAAGAACAGCCATGAGGGAACATGGGGATATTCTCAGGATGACCCTAGTGTTACCGAGTACAAGAACGAGCTGAACGGACAGGTTTACTATCGTGACAAGACCGATGAGGGTGCTAAGACAATTACATTCTCTATTGGTGTCTTTTCATGGAAGAATAAGGTAGACTTGCAGGGTGGTAAGATGTATAAGGCAACTGGAGAAGAGACTACAACGGAGGCAGATGCAGTAGGTTGGTCTTCTAGCCAAGATTTGGCTAATATCAACAAGTGTATCGTTGCTCAGACCAAGACAGGGAACTACATCGTTTTCTCAAATGCGGCTATCGTTGCCAAGGGTGACCAGCAGGATAAGAATATCACTTTGGGTATTTCTGCCGTTGCTATGGAAAGCGAGATCGATGGTGTGGCTGGCGAGTACCAATGGGAAGGCTCTGCGGTTGTAGAACAAGAATAAGACATAGGCAACAAATGATAGAGGGGGATGGTGTTAATGCCGTTCCCCTTTTTTAATATTCAGAACCATGAGTAAGGCAAGTAAATTAATTACGGATGCAATTCTTGGAGAGGACACCGTAACGATAATCGTGAATGGAAGGGCTTATTACGTTTCACCACCTACAATTATAAAATTGGTCAAGGCGGCTAAATACCTTGATAGTTTCGAAGAGGGCAAGACCTTAGCGGAAGTCTTATGCATGCTTAAGAATTTGGATGATGCTTGCAAGGCGTTGTCCGTATTCATACAAGGCGATGAATCCATTAGTGATGAATTATCTAAAGGAACGCTTGAAGAGGTTGTCAATGGCTTACAAACGGCTTATTCCTTAATCTCTATAAAGGATTTTCAGACGCTATCAATTTTGGCGAAGAGTGCGGCAAGGATGATAGCAAAACCACGACCATAGGTAACGATACACTCTTAGGACAGATTGCATCTTTTATGGATAGTCTGCATTTATCTTACCAAGAAGTCGTGAAAGAGATACCTTATAGAAACTTATTGCTGATGGCAAAAGACAAGCAAAGAGTAGCATGTGGTGATGTAATGTATGAGGTAACGGAAGAAGAGTTTGGAATGAACTTCAAAAAAGGATAAGTTTAAAATAATGCAAATAAAGTATTAAAAGCACTAAAACGCTTGCAAGTTAGCGAAATATTATTTATCTTTGCAAGCGCAGAACAAAAAAGGATAAAATGGCGATTTAAGAAATTGATAAGATATTAGAGACACGAAACCCGATGGACTATACCGAAAGGCAGTCCGAGTCACTATTCCTTTGACTTTGCAATCGGTAGTTTCGTGTTTTTTGTTTAAAATAAGATGCAAGATGTAAGGTTGATATTCGAGATACTGGTTTCCATGTTGCTTTGCGTTTGTCTCATATTGCTTGCTGTAAGTAGATATAGGCAAAAGAAAAAGCGTGAAGAACCGGAGCGAAAGGAAATGGACTTGATAGACTTCTTTTCTTTGGGAGGAGTTGCCTATTATTGGAACAAAGGTGGTAAGCAGCAGAAATGCTACACATACGAAGAATTTCTGAAAATCAAGGCTGACTACGTGGAGCTTTGGTTGAATCAGAATAGATATATTTTTAACTCTCAATTAGATTGCGATGATATATAAAGTATTTGTTTTGTTTCCGACAATAGTAGTATCAGATGGTATTGTTGGTATAGCTTGGCTAGGAAAGGTCTTTGGCTGGCGATATGGAAAGAACAAGAAAAAGAGCAAGAATGTGTCCTTAATGATAGGATATAACACAGGAATGTCTCTTAAGTCGAAAATAGACGATAACGCAGCGGATGATTATTTAAGACGCATTGCCGAAGAAAATAGAATCTAAATTCAAGGGTTAGAGTCCCTTTTTTACAACCATATTACTTGTGGTTATTTTTATACATCGGTTTTTATTAACGATTGTTTTTTATGGTAGATAAATGTATAAAAACGAGCACAAGTTCCCTTATAGATGGACTAAAAAAGATGCTAATTTCACAAAAGACAAAGGTAAGGTGATGTCTTGCTTTTGTTGTGGAGGTGGAAGTTCCTTTGGCTACAAACTAGCTGGCTACGATGTTGTAGCCTGTAATGAGATAGACCCAAAGGTTATGAAGATGTACTTGAAAAATCACGATGTCAAGTACGCTTTCAATTGTGATATTCGTGAGTTGATTACCAATATCAATATGGGGGGGCATATTATGAAAGAAGAGCTTCATAATTTGGATATATTGGATGCTAGTTTCCCTTGTTCGGTATTCAGTATTGCAGGTGACCGCCAAAAGGCTTGGGGAAAGGAAAAAGTATTCCGAGAAGGTCAGAAGGCGCAAAGGCTTGACGATTTGGCTTTCTACTCAATCGACCTCGCTAAAGAACTAAAGCCAAAGGTAGTAGTTTTTGAGAATGTTCAAGGTTTATTACAAGGTGAAGCCATCGAGTACGTAAAGGAGATTTATAGACAGATGAATGATGCCGGATATATCTTGCAGCATTGGCTTCTCAATGCACGTAACATGGGTGTTCCTCAAAACAGACCTAGGGTATTCTTTATTGGGTTACGTAAAGACCTTTGCGAGCCGTTTATGGTTCAAAAGGATTTGTTCGAGCGAGTGCCTAAGATAGATATGGACTTCAACGAGAAAGAAATTGTCTTGGATGAGTTCTCTGACTATTGTGGAAGGCAAATTCCTAAAGGAATGATGAAGTATTGGGAGCATAGAAATGAGAAAGATAATTCTATCGGTGATATTGTCAAGCGGATGGATAATCGTCTTTCTATGTTCAATAATATGTTTCTTAAAAAGAATAAGGTATGCAATACCATATCAGCAATGGAGGATAGACTTGTGTATTATGATAATCCAAGTTATCTTTCAGCACATGATACGATTTTAGCATCAACATTTCCGATGGATTATGACTTTAATGGCATGAAACCTTGGTTTGCTTGCGGAATGTGTGTTCCTCCTGTTATGATGGCTAATGTAGCTACAAGAATCTGGGATTGTTGGTTGTCAAAGATTAAAAAGGAGGAATGCGCATGATAACAGCAAGTATGACTTCGGGTGAGATGCGTAGAGTACGAAACTTAGATGAAACAAGAATCTATGAGTTTCAGATGCGAAAAGCTAATGAGCTTAAACGTGAAATGAGAAAGCAGAACGTACGACAAATAACAAAGACCTTTGAGCTTGCTACACCGAATGCCGATTATCTCATCGTTGTAGGTGTAAAACATGGCGATGTATTTGCTTCCGGTTTGTTCATTTATCTGAAGGAAACCAACGAGTATATTCCTATGAGTAGAAACGAGGGGTATAGCGAAGATTGTTTTGCTATGAGCGTTCATTTTCTGAAGAGATTTGCAGAAAGGTTTTTGAAAAAAGACTTACCGATTGCCAAGATATTGCAAAAGATATATACATCGTTTACAGGTGCAGTTCAGCTCTATAGTGATGACAAGACAAGAAGAGTGGTATTTGCTATTCCGGAAGGGCTTATACTCACAGAATACGAGCAAGAAAAGCATATCATCCACTACAAAACCTTTGTAAGCATGGATATGCTAAAGAAGACACAGAAGCGAAGTTACGAGAAGATAAGTGCATTTCTCATGGAATCTTGTCAGCAAATAGCTAAAGCAAGAGACACCGGAAATGACGAAAGGCTGTGCGTTGTGTACAGAAGGTTTTACAATGATACTGATTTGCTAGATACAAAGGAGGCGCAAGCCATATATTCAAGTTTCTTTGAAAAAGGAGGTAACAATGAAAGATAAAAGTATAACAAGGTTTCTTGGTGATATAAAGCCTATAAAGAATTACGAAAGGTATTATGTTAGCAAGCTGGGACATGTTTTTACTATTGGGAGAACGTCTCAATTAAAGGAAATCGCACCTTGCAAGACACCAAAAGGTTATCTGAAGGTATGGCTTTACAAGAACGGAAAGCGCAAGATGTTTTATATACATCGTTTGGTAGCTCAGGCTTTCTTGGAAAATCCAGAAGCGTTTCCAATGGTGAATCATAAGGATTTCGATAAGACGAATAACGATGTAGACAACTTGGAGTATTGCACCGCAAGATACAATGTGATTTATTCTGCTATAGCAAAGAAAACCTCTTCCGAATACTTGGGTGTGACTTGGAATAAGAGTGTAAGAAAATGGCAAGCGCAGTATCAGATAGGTAAAAAGAAAATATATATAGGTTGCTTTGATACGCAAGAAGAGGCTCATGAAGCTTATGTTAACGCTATAAAAGAGATTTGATATGCTTGAATTTGATAGAATATACAATTCCGACTGCATAGAAGGAATGAAACAAATAGAGAGCGGGAAAGTAGATTTAATTGTTACTGACCCACCATATTGTATCTCCTATAAGACCGGATGGAGAGCAGACGACCATCGTTTTTCGAAGGAAATACTCAATGACGATAATGAGCAATTGATTATTGATTATATGAGCGAATGCTACCGGATTTTGAAGGATGATAGTGCTGCTTATATCTTCTGTAGTGCCAAGACCTTGGACTTTTTTATGCAACAAGCGAGGAACGCAGGGTTTACCATTAAGAATGTGCTCATTTGGCGAAAGAACAACCATACGGCTGGAGATTTAGATGCGCAATATGGTCAATGTTACGAGCCAATCCTGTACTTGAATAAAGGCAGACGAATCATAAACGGCAAACGTTTGGAGGACGTGTGGGACTTTGATAGAGTTCCATCAGATAAGTTGGTACATCAGAACGAGAAACCAATCCCCTTGCTTATGCAATGCATCTTGAAATCATCGGACGAAGGAGATTTGGTATTTGATGGTTTTATGGGTTCAGCAAGTACTGCTCTGGCTTGTATGCGAACAAACAGGAATTTCCTTGGCTTTGAGTTAGACGGGGAATATTTCAAGGTAGCACAAAAAAGAATCAAAGAAGAAATGTTTAATCAAAAAGATATGTTTGGATATGCTGGAGATAGATAAGATTTATCAAGTTGATTGTCTGGATGGTATGAGCAAGATTGATGACAAGTCCGTCTCGCTTATACTCACAGACCCTCCATATGAAATTTCAAGGGATTCCAATTATGCAAAGTCCGCTCCTATTGGTAAAGATACCGATAGATTTCGCATATCTATCGACTTTGGAGACTGGGATAAACAGGAAGCATTTGATATAGGCTCTATGATAAAAGAATCCTACAGGTGCTTGAAAGATGGTGGATATATAGTTTGTTTCTATGATTTGTGGAAGATTGGGGTCGTAAAGGATGCGATGATTAAAGTCGGATTTAAACAAATTAGATTTATAGAATGGATAAAAACAAATCCTGTTCCAATAAATAGTAAGACAAACTATCTCACAAACGCAAGAGAGGTCGCTGTGTGTGGGGTGAAAGGTAAAAATCCTATCTTTAATAGTGAATATGACAATGGAGTATATAGCTTTCCAATCTGTTGTGATAAGGGGAGATTTCATCCTACCCAGAAGCCTGTTAGTCTTTTCAGAAGCATTATAAACAAGCATTCCTGCAAAGGAGATATTGTACTAGACTGCTGTATAGGTAGTGGAACTACGGCTATTGCGTGTATTCAAGAAAATCGTAATTTTATAGGTTTTGAAACTAATAGAGAGTTTTACGATAAAGCAAACAAGAGAATAGAAAATGAATTAATGATAAAGCAAGACAGTTTATTTTGAAATGAAAGTTAGTGGGTGATATGATGGAGCTAAATAGAATTTATCAAGGTGATTGCCGAAAGCTTCTAAAGCAGCTAGACGATGAATGTATAGACCTAGTATGCTCTGATGTTGCTTATCCGGTACAAGCTAGAGGTGGGCGCAGTAGCATGAGTGGATATTGGACGGATTCTCAAACTAGAAAAGGTAAGATATTCAAGAGTAATGACATAGATATTTCGGAGTATATCAACGAACTATATCGAGTACTAAAGGATAAGACTCATTGCTATCTTATGTGTAACGACTATAATCTGATGCACTTTCTAGATGAGATAGGACGGAGTGAGTTTCACTTCACAAAGTGTTTAATATGGGATAAATGCACTAAGGTGTGTGGAACGTATTATATGAATCAAAAGGAGTATATCATTATGCTTCGTAAGGGAGGTGGAAAGCCAATTAATGAGTTTGGCACATCTGACATTCTGAGTGTTCCTATTCCAACCAACAAACGCAGGGATAAAGAAGGATTGATCAATCAGACCGAAAAACCAGTTAAGTTGATGGAGATTCTAATCAGAAACTCAACAAATGTAGGTGATGTTATTCTTGACCCATTTATGGGGAGTGGCACAACAGCAAGAGCTTGCGTAAACCTTGAAAGAAAGTATATAGGCTTTGAAATAGACCAGCGTCAAGTAGATTTTGCCAATAACGAATTAAAGAATATGAGTAGGCAGTTAAGTCTGTTTTGAAACTATGGATATGTGCAAGGTGTTTTGTTGCAATCCTGTTGTAAGAAATGGGAATAAAGAAACAACGGATGCTCTTATAAGAGCTATGAGAGACGAAGCCTTAAAACGAGGGTTGGTACGTGATGAATTGATAGATTTTTGCAACCAATTCATAAGAGAGGGCGAAATCAAAGCTTGTATAGAGCATTTGCTAGATAATTTCAAACGTTATTTTTGGAGGTATCATTGATATGAGAAGAAGAAAGTTGAACAAGTCTCCAGTGCTAGGCTTCTGCGGATTTGTTATCGGTTACGAGTGCAAGGAAAAGGGAATAAAGCTGATGGAGTGCGATAAGGCGCAAGCAGATGCAATCATAGTTCCTCATCACTTTTCACACAAGGTAACGAAGAATAGTTGCTTGAATCTTTTGGTATTGTATAAGGATAAGATAAGGGGCGCAATGCAAATAGGGTATGGAATCCGACCGCACATCAAGACTGAAAAGGGCGAAGTGTTGGATTACCATCAAGTGAGGGAATTTGACAGAATGTGGTTGTCTGATGATATGCCAAAGTTTAGCGAGACGATTTGCCTATCTCTCTTGCATAAGTATATTAGGGCAACACATAAGGAAATCAAGTACCTTATATCTTATGCCGATACGTCCATAGGTAACAAGGGAACTATATATAAAGCTGCAAACTATGAGCATATTGATACCATTAAGGCAGATTTCTATGTGTTACCAAGTGGTGAGCGTGTGCATCCGGTTACGATGTGGCATCGGCACAAGACAAGAGCATGGGAGGTTCTAACGAAGCTATACCCAGGAATAAAAAAGGCAGAAGGGTTTCAACTTAAATTTCTGAAGAAGTTATGAAGAAAAGAAATAAATGTATTCCTCGTCATTTGCATCCAGATCCTGAGCATTGGGTTAGAAAGGGTCAATCTTGGAAGGCGAAGGTAGCTTATGAAAGCGAGGATGATGCTTGGGAGTTTCTAAATCAGAATTCGAAGTTGAAGGCTTCCAGCTGGCATCCTTACTTATGCAAGGTTTGCTCAAAGTGGCATATTGGTAGGTTACATAATTAACGATTATGAAAAAAGAAGATAGACTTAAAATATATCGCAAATACGATGGGCATTGTGCTTATTGCGGCAAGAGTATAGAGTATAAGGATATGCAGGTTGACCATCTTGTTCCGAAAAATCGAGGTTGTTACTCTCGGTGGAGCGACAAGGAGGGAAAATTTGTCGTATTCCATGGCGATGATTCCATGGAGAACTATATGCCATCTTGCAGGTCTTGTAATCTTCGTAAGCGTGATATGAGTTTGGAACAATTTCGTTCAGAGATTACTAGACAGGCTAAAGGATTGCTTAATGGTAAGGCTTCTTTCCAAGTAAAGATGTCGCTTGCTTATGGTTTAATCGAAGAGCACTTTGATAGACAAATTGTGTTCTACTTTGAGAAATTTAAATAGTTGAGAATATGAAGAAGTTTAAGAAGTCGATAGAGATTAGCACTAAGAATATTTCAGACGTTCTTCAAGTGCCAATTGTTACAAGTTTATACAAGACTAAGAATTTTAAAAACCCTTGTCTTGAAGGTCGTAGCGTTCCTTATGATACTATAGCACTGATGTATGTTCATATCGAAGGCTTTGATAGCGATTTTTGTATTAACCAAGGCAACATGCTCGCTCTTGACATTTGTGATACTTGGTATGCCTTTTCAAAAGCAGGGTGGGAGAAACATAAAAACGATGAGGTATGAAGAAGAAAGGATATTACGAATACGACCAGCCCATTTACCCACACTTATTGTGTGTTGGGGTTGGGTTGCAGTTTGAGGATGCAAAGAAAGCATTCTTGAATAATGATGGTACGGATATTGAAAAGTACGATTTTTTAAATGGTGATGGATTTACTTATTACGGACTTCACATAAGAGAAACAAGAAGAAAGTGCGTTCTTGTTTTATTCAGTAGCAGTAAGGCTATGCGTATGAATGTAATTTGTCATGAGGCTAGTCACGCTTGTGATGCTATCGAGGGTAATATTGAAATGAAACATGGTGGAGAACCATCTGCCTATCTGATAGGTTGGATAGCATCATGTATCAATAAGGCTCGTTTGGGAATTGGAGATTTCGTTGAAATCGTAGATAAGGAAGAAAAATAGCCCAAAGGCAAAATACCATTTGGTGTTTACCCCATCACTATATATAATAATGTAGTGGTGGGGATTTCTTTGTTAACGTCAGCAAATTATTTGTTTGTATCATTATAGAGTGTTAAAAGCTATAGGAAATACATTAAATAATTTGCATATTTCGAATATTCTTTGTATCTTTGCATCGTAATTAAGAAATAAAGGTTACTAATTAAAAATGGTGAGACACACCACAAAAACTGTAATAAGAAAATGAAAAAGTTTTTTGAAAACTTATCTGAAAAGTTTAATGATGCGGCTTTTGAGGCGCAGCTTGATGATTTTACTTGCGAGTTTGATGCTATTAACAAACCTGCTGAAATCGTGGTGTCCGTTAAGAGTAGAAAGGTTATCCATTCATATGGAAATATTTCTTCTTATCCATATTACAATGTAGATAAGATTAATATCTATAATGAAGACGGAGAAGACGTGTCTTCAAAATATCCTTTGTTCTGCCAAAGAGTTAAGGATTGCGTGCCTTCTTATAAAGATGTAGAGAATGACTTGATGGAGGCAAATATGAGCGATACCGAGCTTTATTTCGGCTCAGAGGATAATTATTTGCATTACAAGTACGGTAACTAAATGGTTTGGATATGGAGTACGAAAATAAGTTTGTAGGTCTTTCATCTGTAATGAGTCACGACCTTGAAATATTAAGGTATGAACTAGAGTATGGATGGAAATTGGCTCTTATACCAAATGATGTGTGGTACAACTAATTACTTTTAAAATTTCAAATTATGGCAGAATATAAAGTTGAAGTAGATTTGTCGGACTTGTTCGATGATATGACCATCAACGAACAGAAGAACTTTTTAGTAGAAAAGTTCAGTTCCTTACCTATAAACAAGATGGTTGAAGTAGCTGGAGAAATACTGGATAACCTTAATGGCGACCAAGTAGCTAAAGTTATAGAAGACGCTTTCGATAACTTGCATGAGCAAGGTCAAGAGCAAGTAATCAACTATGTGAACGAATAAGGCTATGATGTCCGATAAACAATATAGAGTTGCTCGCAAGGGTGTTGTCGAGCAACTTAAATTAGCTCAGAGACTTCATTGCAAGCACATGGAGCAGAAGTATAAAGTGGCTTTGGAGAAGTTAGAGAAACGCTTCTTAAAGCCGGATGCAGTGGGATGCTTCGATTTGGGCGCAAGGGTATCAAATAGTTATTATCATCTTTAAATGGTTAAGGTTATGGAAAAGAAAGAATATTCTGTTGTCGAATTTATTCAATATCTCAAAGATAAGCCATATATTGAGCTTTATAAAGCTGCTCGTTTAGCTGAGATTTATATGAGAAGAGAAATGAGAGTATTGCGATATTCCCCGTTTTATTTAGATAGAGAATAAATGTATAAAGTATAAAATAAAGGTTATGGCTACAGCAAATTTTGAAATTGGAAATAAAGAGTTTGAGGTACGTTTCATACGAGAATCAGGTTATCCTCCAACAAAGAATGAACGTGGTTCTTCATTGGTTGAGTATGATGTAACTACATACAAAGATAATCAGCCAATGATAAAGAAGTTCAATCAAAAGAGGCGTGTTTATTTTGACCTTGAAGGTAATGTTTATAAGGATAAGCAGAGCAACAAGGTATGGTTCAATCTATATAAAGCAAGCTAATGGTTATGGGAACAAAAGTAGAAGTAAGAACTATTCCTTTGCATGGATTGTTCATCCATCGCAAGCAGGTTTGGCGTTCACTCGGTAAGCTGAGAGCAGAAAGCCATTCTACGACAGCGCAAAAGGTGTTTATGAATGAGCATAATACCGAGGTATCAACTGAGAATGCTGATTTCATTGATGGCTTGAAAGTCACTCTTTATGATGGGGAGTTGCCAAAAATATCAAAAAACGTTGGTAGTATGAGTTACTACCAGTATTGTTTAACGCAAAAATTGGTTTAGTTATGGAAACTGAGATTAATATAGTGGAAATCCTAAAGGATAAGCCAGCAAATACGAAGCTATATTCTCCTTTGTTTAGTGAAGTATTTTTTTCGCATGTAAGTGGCGGTTATATAGCTGTGGAACATCATGGAGGAACATCACTATTCTTAAGTAGTGGCAGATTCTATGATTACGATGGATCAGAGCCGTTATTATTCCCTTCAAAGGAAATGCGTGATTGGTCTAAGTTCGCATGGAAGAAAGGCGATGTCTTGGTTAATAAAGATGGGGATGTACATATTATATTTGAAAGATTTGTCGATGGTACATATTGCTCTTTCGTAGGGAAATATTATCTTTGGAAAGAGAATAATGATACAGAACAGTTCTATGAAAAAGAACGATTACTAACTTCTGATTTCAACAAAGCAAACAAAGAAGAAGCTCAGACCTACATCAACACCATCGAAGAAAAATTGGGTAGTAAACTCAATCGTGAAACCTTGGAGATTGAGAAAACCCAGCCAGAGTTTAAGGATGGGGACATTGTTTGTATCTCGGGTATGGGGTATCTTACTTATGGTATAGTCAAAAGTATAGACTATTTATCTAAGAAGCTGGAATATTATGTATTAAATGATATGAGCACCTTGAATTTTGATGATTGGTTATCATTTGAAGACAAGCATATACAGCCTATCACAGAGACTCAACAAATAATTCTCTTTGACGCTCTCGAAAAGGAAGGCAAGGCTTGGGATGCTGAGAAGAAACAGATTGTGGATTTGAAGCCAAAGGTTGAACTGAAACCATTTGATAAGGTGTTAATTAGAGATATTAATGCAGAGAGGTGGAAAGCAAGTTTCTTTAGTTATAAAGAAGAAAGCCACTACGTATCCATAGAAGGTCGTTGTTGGAGGCAATGTATTCCTTACGAAGGCAATGAGCATTTATTAGGTACAACTGAAGATGTGGAGGGCTAGATATGGATATAGGGAAATTAATAGGAGGAAAGACATCTGTCCCATCTATAGATTTCAATCAAGTAGTTAAGAGTGATAACCTCCGATACTGGAGAATTAGCAATGCTACTTGGGAGAAAGATAAAGTAGAACTTCATATTACCTTTGAAAAAGATGGTATACAAAGTTCCTTAGATAAAAAGTTTGATACAATAATGGAAGCTGTTGAATATTTCTACAACTTTCTTAAAACAATTTGATTATGATAGACGATAAGAAAATAGAAGCTGCAAAGGAAGAAATCTACGAGGATAGATTCTTGCTTAATGGTGAAGAGATAGTCTTCAACAATGATGAAAAGGAAGAAATGTTCTACAAAGAGGACATCAAAGAAGCCATTGGACTAGGTGCTAAGTGGGGTATCAATGAGCTATTGAAGGACATGTTTCACCCTGCTAGCGAAGTTCCACGTAACGACAACGGAAAGGTTCTTGCGTTCTCAAAAGAATTCGGTAATAGAAAGCTCTACGACATGAACGATGAGCTTGATAAAACCACTTGCAATACATATCAAGAAATGTGGGAAGAGCAAGTCAATATATTCCATTTGTCTGATTGGATATTTATAGATGAGTTGTTTGACTTGATTACGAAAGGAGGTGAGTAATGAAAGAGCTTAAAGATTTGGTTGTTGGTGATGATGTACTAGTTACAGGTATGTATTACAGACGTATCGCCAAGGTTGATAAAGTGACAAAGACTCAAATTGTTGTTGATAACGCTAGATATAGAAGAAATTCGGGCTGGCAATGTGGTGACGATATATGGGATAGGAAAAGTATATCTGTTCCAACAGAAAAGGAAATATCAGATGTTAAAGAAGAGAATTTTCGCAAGAAACTCATCTACGCTATCAGGTCTTTTGATTTCAAACGCTTATCAACAGATGAGTTAAAACAAGTGTATAAGATCGTAAAAGATAAAGAATGAACGAGATTAAAGTAGGCGAAAGAGTAACTATTATTCTTGAAGCTGTTGAACATGACACTTGTGAAGGATGCTTCTTTAAAGGAGTGGCTGGCTATTGTGGTGCAGCTCCACTTGGATTGAAGTGTCTTCCTAAATATCGTTCAGACAAAAAGAATGTAATCTTTAAAGAAGTAAAGGAGTAAAGCATATGAACAAATTAGAATATATACCAGGAGATATAGTAAAAATTGAATATGGAAAAGCTACGGGAAAAATAGGTTTCGTAACAATTACTTTTTTAAGAAGAAAAGGTTGCTATAGTCTTGTTGTATTTATTGGTAAAGGGTTTCAAGGTTCTTCTAAAGACGATTGGATTCAAACTTATAATGATGAGGTATCTCCGATTCCTCTCACTACTGAGATTCTAGAGAAGAATGGATGGGTGAAAGAAGTGATGAGCAGAGGAGTAAAGAATAGTCATTGGGTATATACAAAACCCGATATTGAAGAATATGGATATTTTCCAATCTACATAGAAAAAGGTATCGGTGATGAGTTTGATGTATATCCGTTTACAGATAATCACGATTGTAAACAAATTGCATACATTAAGTATGTTCATCAACTTCAACACATTCTATTCGGGCTAGGACTTAACTCAGAAATGGAGGTGTAGGTATGAAAAGAATAATAGCAATTATAAAGTTTCCTATATACGCAATGGTCGTATTATTGTTTATTCTATCAATACTGACAGCAAAAGGTATATTGTGTATCGTAAGATTAAAGCCTTCTGATTTTGATAATCTTCCTAAGTTCTTGCAAGACAAAGCAAGGAAGCTGTCAAATGTGGTTGAAAATTTAATGAATTGATTGTTTAACCGCCTTCGGGCATAAATAGTAGTAATATGAATACAGAAAAATTAGAAAGAGCAAATATCTTAGCCAAGAGTTTAATTCCTAAAGTAAATGAACTCTTAAATATTTCTCCAAAATCAATGCGTAGTAGTCTTGCTGATGCTATTTGTGGGCTTTCAGAGTGTGATGAAGAGTTTAAAACAAAATTCAAGCAGCTTCTGAATGAAACAAGACAGAGATTTCAGAAAGAGTTTGATGAGATTTAGTAACTAACCATTCTGCAAAGGATATAAATAGATAGATTATGAGTAATAGACATTCGTATGAAAGATACGAAATACCAGACATTAAAGGTCGCAAACACGCAGTAGTTCTTTTTTCCGAAAATAGAAGTGTGGTTCATAACGGAATTCCTAGTACTACAATGGGATTTGTAGCTATTGATTTAGATGCAAATACTTATAAAGATTAATCATCCTTTATAGGATATAAATATAAGTAATATGGAAGATAAAGATATTATGTCAGAGTTAAAATTGGAATATAGAAACAATATTGTATATTTTAATGGGTTAAAGATTAATGCTTATACAGCAGAAGGAATGCGATTGATAAGCAACCTTCTTAAAAAGGGATTATATGAAATTGGCAAAGAGTTGGGGCACAACTCAAAGTAACTAACCACCCTCTACTTGGCAACAGGGAGGGGGGGGGAAGAAGAGAAAATGGAAGTATGGATAAGAAAGAGAAATCAATCAATAGTCATATTGGTAAGGCTATAGGCTATTCAGATAAAGCTCATTACGAGTTGCAAACCGCTCTAAATATTGCTTTGGAAGGAAAAGGGCTTAGTGACGAGGAAAAGGAACTTCTAAGCGTTGGCTTTGCAACAGGGCCAGAAGAAGCCGTAGAGCGTGTTGCTGATGGTAGTTGTAATGATGAACATACCAGTGCCTGGGATAGCTCAATTAGAGACTGCCGAATATCTGAGGTATATCGCATGACAGGTGAGCAGATACGTGAATATTTTAATTTGTAACTATGGATAAGAAGAAAGTTAAAGAGCTGATAGAAGAAGCAAAACATTTAGCAATTTTACGCAAATATGAAAATAGACAGACATATTTGAATAATTGCATTTGTTGTTTGAAAGAAGCTTTGGAAGAACTCTCCAAGTCAGACTGGGTATCTGTTGAGGATGGGTTGCCTCCTTACGATGAAAGCGTTTTGGTAACAAATAAAGAAACTCCTAAAATTGTATTGAAGACAAGTAGAACTAAATGCAAAGGTTGGAATACAGATGAAAATGGATTTCTTTGTGCTATTGCGTTCAATATCACTCATTGGAAACCTATTGAAAAATTGGAGGATTAGCCTATGATTATAGAAGATATAATCAACGAAAAGTGTGTAACCTTTATGACTGAAGAGCCTATGGATAATATCCAATCTGCTGAGTACTTCAAGGAAAATATCCTACCAAATGAAGTAGAGATTACACACGATGATGGTAACTATTTTGAGGTTTCTGTTAATTGTAAATCATATAGTTGTGACGTATATGGCAATGGTGATTTTTATCACTCTATTGCCGAGTTTAAATTATTGGAGGATTGATTATGACAAAATTTAAAGTAGTTAGATATTGGGATACATATCCCGATAGAGTTATTGCAACTTGCGATACAGAGGAAGAGGCAGAAAAGATATGTAATGAATATCGTAGAAACCGCAAGCCTATGTATGACTATTTAGTTAGAAAGGAAAATGAGTAATGACTAGAGAAGAGTTAAGAAATAATTATGGAAATGAAATCTGTGAGTTATGCCACCGAGAGTATTATACTAGCAGGGTACTCCCAGAATCACTTTGCGAAGGTCAATTTTGCGAAGAGGCAGAAGATAGTTTCGCAGAAGAACACAATATAGAGTTGGAGGACTAAATTATGGACAGAAATCAAGCTAAAGAATTTTATCCTATTCTGCAAGCATTTGCAGAAGGAATGGTAATTGAGTGTAGAACCAAACCAAGTGCCATAGAAGATGAGAACGTTCCGAATGAATGGGCAGAAATAAAGGTTATAGAGTTTAATGGCAATAAAGAGTATCGCATTAAGCCAAATCTAGAACCTGAGTCTGAGTACCGTCCTTTCAAGGATGCAAAAGAGTGCTGGCAAGAAATGCAAAAGCATCAGCCATTCGGGTGGGTAAAAGACAGAAATGGTAGTAAATTCGTAATTGAAAATATAGATTCAAGCGGTTTTGTCGAAGTTTATGATGATGGTACATGTACTTTTAAAGAAGTGTTTGAAATTCGCACCTTTGCCGACGGAACTCCATTCGGTGTAAAAACGGAGGAATAGATTATGATTCAAATACACAAACACGACAAGGGTGAATTGTATTCTATATATGGTTTCTTTATTGACCTCAACAAAGATGTATGGGTTAACAAGAAACAACTTATGGAATTATACAATGAGATTAAGAAAATAAAAGATAAGGAGGAATAGCTATGGCATGGGTATGTGTTAATAGTTTTGGTACAGAACTTATATTTGAAACAGAGCCTCACAAAGCTGTATATAGCTGGAGAGACGATTATGGTTCTTGCAAATGTATAGAACTACCTAAAGGCAGTATCAAGAATCTCATCGGAAGGGAATTATCTTGGGATGATGAGGCAGTAGAACTTAAAAAAGAATAGTTATGACAAAACCTTACAGAATCAAACATAAGGCTAGTGGATATTTCTACCAACGTTACAACGGAAGTAACCTTGGCAAGAAAGGCAAGGTGTATATGAATAATCAATCACCACTTACAATGTGTGATAATGAGAACTTTATACGTATTCAGATTCGTCACAACACTTTAGCTTATAAGGCATTGAGAGATACGCTTGCCAAATATGTTATAGGTAAAGATGATGAGTGTGAATGGCATAGTACATCTTACAGAGTTCCGAAAAGTGAATTTGAAAAAGAAGTATTATAACTTATGAAAATAGAAAATATAAAGTTTAAGGCAAAGAGTACCTTGGATGGAACTTGGGTACAAGGTGATTTAGTACATAATGAAAATGGAACGATTGACATATTAAGAAATTGTCTTTACTTATCAGAGGTTGACCCTTCAACAGTCTGCCAGTACACAGGGCTGACAGATTGTGAAGGTAAAGAATTGTTTGAACACGACCTAATACATTTCGTAGGGTATAAGCCTATAGGCGAAGTGATTTGGTCAGAAGAGAACTATGCTTTTATGGTAGTCAGCGGAAATGAACCTCTTTATTGGCTTTCAGAAGTTCTGGAAATTGGTAAGATAGAAAGAGTTGGCAATAAATTCGATAAGGAGAAGTAGGATAAAACTATGGTAGATGTAAGTAATCAGCATTGGAACGAAGATGGGAGCATTACTATTATATTGAATAGTATTGAAGAAGTCGAAGAGTTCGTTGAGTGTATGAATATATGGAATAATAGAATGTATGAAGAATAAGATTTTAAACTTAATCAAGTCAGCCGTTTGGTTTGTCTTGTGTTTGTTTGTAGGAGCATTGATTTTTGAGGGCATTCGCTCTTTGGCTAATAGCAATGAACCTGCAAAGAAGATTGGTATGTCAGTATTCACTGAGGAAGGACACGATTATCTGGTTGTGGACACGAAACATGGTGTTTGCGTTGTTCACGCAGAAAGTTGCCCTTGTCGTAAAAAGAAGTAGCGTATGGAAAATAATATGTTTGAAGATATTGTTGCTGAAGGCAATATAGTTGTGATAAATAATAATTGGATTGTGTTATGTAAGCGTTGGAAACCATGGTGTCACAATCTCTTCTGCTATCTTTATCTTCACAAGGAAAATAAGAATTTAATGGTAGGCTCTCATTTTACAATGACCGAGGATAAAAAGAAATCTACTCGGTTGGCTACCAACGAGGAACGTCTTATGCTTTTTGAGGAAATGTTTAAGTATGGAATTGCTTTCGATAAGCACGTCCATCATTTGGTTGGAAAGTTGGTTGGTGTATGAAGATTAGGTTGGCAAAGAAGATAATGAAGCAAGCTCGTCATCTAAGTACGGCAAGTGATTATTGGTACAGAAGATTAAGAGATTTTGAGTACAAAATATGCTATGGTTTTGTTGGTAAAAAAGACCATAGAATCACCAAGGCGATAAGTTTAACAAGTAAAAAGAAATGAGATATGAATGAGTTTACAAAGGTCTTTGCAAAGACAATAGAAGATGAAGCTATCAAGCAGATAGAAGTTCTATCCAATAGCGATGCTTACTCTGGTTGTGAAATAAGAATAATGCCAGATTGTCACGCAGGTAAAGGCTGTACTATTGGCACGGTGATAGAGCTGGACAAAAGAGTAGTTCCTAACACCGTAGGAGTAGATATAGGTTGCGGAATGAAAGTCGTTAGACTTGGTAAAGTTAATATTGACTTGCAGAAATTTGATGAAGCAGTCAATAAGTTGATTCCGTCTGGTTTTAATGTCAACGAGGGAGAAGTATCAGCCTACATAAACGGATTGGTTGATGGTTGTATGTTTGGCAAATTCCGTGCTTGGGATTGTCTTGACAGTATGGAAATAGTATATCGTTCTGTTGGAAGTCTTGGCGGTGGCAATCACTTTATTGAGTTAGATGCAAATGAAGAAGGAGAGAAGTTTCTTGTGATACATACAGGAAGTAGAAACCTTGGTGTTAGGGTATGCAACTATTACCAAAACCTTGCTTACCAGTATTGCCACAAGAAGGCTGCCGATAAGTCGGAGGTTATTGCCAAGCTAAAAAGCGAAGGCAGAGAAAATGAGATACAGAGTGTTATTAAATCATTAGGTACTAAAAATATAAGCAAGGAACTTTCTTACTTGGAAGGTGATTTGCTCAATGACTACCTCAATGATATGCGCATAGTTCAAAAATATGCTGAACAAAACAGAATGATTATCGCCAACAGACTTGTAAATGCTTTAGGTGTAGATATTGATGCTAATTCAGATAAGTATTCTTTTACAACCATTCATAACTATATAGATACAGACAAGGGTATATTGCGAAAGGGAGCTATCAGTGCAAAAAAGGATGAGGTAGTCATTATCCCAATGAATATGCGTGATGGTTCTCTTATCTGCAAGGGAAAAGGTAACAAAGATTGGCTATGCTCTGCCCCTCATGGCGCAGGTAGATTAATGTCTCGTACACAGGCAAAGAAAGAGTTATCTATGGATTCTTACAAGAATGAAATGAATGGTATTTATTCCACATCAGTTTGTGAAGAAACCATTGATGAAGCACCTATGGCATACAAGCCAACCGAAGAGATTGTTGAGTTAATCAAACCTACGGTTGATGTCATTGATGTTATTAAACCAATTTACAACTTTAAAGCAAAATTATAATGAGCAAGGAAACATTTGACTTCTCGGAGGCTCTGAGAAGAATGAAGGAGGGAAAGAAAGTGAGAAGAAACGGCTGTTATTTTAGTTTGTCTATAAACAAGTATAAAGAAATATCCATCTTGTACCAACAAAGTTCCATAGAATCATTCACCCATGTTGTACCACATTATTGGCATTTCTTCTCCTTGGATGATATTCTTGCAACAGACTGGGAGGAGGTGGAAGAATGAGTGAAGATGATATAGTACGCAAAATTATGCAAGTCATATACGACTTTAACGACACGGACGAGTTCTGTCAGTGCCCACGTTTCTCTTCGCAACGTGAAGCAAAGATGATAGAGTATTTAGATAGAGTTTATGCCCTCAGACCTGTATATACAGGGAATGGTTACATATTTTTAAGAAAAAAAGATGAAGAATGAAAAAGAAGTATAGTTTCGCAAACGCCAAGCCTGTTCCTTTCGGAAAGATAGACTATTGGTTTCGTGTTGGTCAGTGTGGATGCCATAAGACGGACTACAAGCCGAACCTAATGGACAAGCGAAAGTTTATGGCTGAGTTAAGAAGAGACAGTAACATAATGATTAAAACATTCTGAGTATGGAAAAGAAAGTATTGACCCTATCCGTCAGCAAGCAGTGGTTCGATATGATTGTGGCAGGCGAAAAGACCGAGGAGTATCGGGAGATAAAGCCGTATTGGGCATCCCGACTTGTAAACCAGCAAGTCGAAGGCGGCGAAGTGCTTTTTGATGAGTACGGCGGTTATTGTTGTGTGACAGGTGAGCCGGAATACAAGCCATACACCCACGTCCTCTTCATTAATGGCTACCGCAAGGATAGTCCACGAATCGAAAAGGAGATTGAGAGTATCACCATCGGCAAACCTAAGGAAGGCTTATGCCCCGACAAGTGGCTTGATACCGAGTTTTTTATCATTAAATTTAAGTGATATGAATTACATACAATGTGATGAATGTAAATATAGATTAGTCTGTAACGGAGAGCCACTTACTAGTGGAAGTACAGGAAGTTGCGACCATCGTGTTATCAGCAATACTCCTATATTTCCAAAGATTAAAACACCACCAGATGAAAGATACGCTGACATTTGGAATTGGTAAATATTCATAAATTAAGTTTAAGGGATATGAAAATAAAGAATTTACCTAAGAAGATTTATCTCAACATCTGTAGCAACGAAGATGAGGTAGATTACAATGAATTAGATGGAGTAACATTTAGTACAGAGAAGGTTGGTGTTACTGATTGTGATACAGAAAACGTTCCTTACGTGAATGCTGCATCATTATGGCACGACCTAAAAGAAGATAAGCCACCTTTAAGAAAGTGGGTAATGTTCCGATATAGTGGAGGTGGCGTAAATCCTACGGCTCTTCATTATGGAGCAATGAGTGACGATATATGGGTTGTCACAAGAGGAGACGGAACACAGCGTATAGAAGTTCTGTACGAGTGCTACGATAAGATTGAGTGGCTTGACTTTGATGAACTAAAATAGCGATAGCGTATGACAAACGAGGAATTTTGTAAGGCTCATATAGGTGAGCGAGTTCTTTTTAAAGGCAAGGATATTGGCGCATATGTGGCAGGGTATCTTGATAAGAAATATATCATCTTAGGATTTGATAACTTTGATGGTTGTATTTCTACCTTTACTCCAAGAGTATGTACGTATGTAAAAATATACAATTCATACCGATTCGCAAAGTTGAAGTATTTGGAAGTTGTAACTCATTAGCAATATGGAAAAATATAAATATACAAATAAAGAGGAAAGACCCATTCCAAAATATAAGGATGGTGATATTGCTTGGTATATTGATGAATGGTTTGAATCCCCACAACGCTGTATAGTAAAGGGATGCTGCAACGTATCTTGGTTCGAGGGGAATGAATTTAATTCTTCGGGTTGGTGGATAGATTATAGATACAAGCCCGACTATTGTGAACGAACTAAACAGCATAAAATTAGAGAGGAATCACTTTTTGATACCGAGCAAGAGGCTCTAATTGCATTGTTCGAGGAATTTAAAGATAAAGTAAAACGTAAATTAGAGTTTTTTAATAAAGAGTCAAAAAAGCTTGGTATTAAACAAGAGTTGCGATTGCTTTTATAAAGGGTAGGGGAATCTATTCTTCCCCTATCTCTTTTAAACCCAAATCTATTAATAACTTATCCAATATCTCATTCACGTCATTACGGAAACTTCGGTAAGTAACATAATAGAAACTGATGTTTTTGTAATCATGGCTTACATTAGAACATGTACACCCCAAAACCTTAGCAATTTTTTCTCTTAACCCTCTTCTCATCTTAGAACCGCCAAGGGCACTAGGAGAATAAAGATAAAGAATAACAAAGATAAATTGCTTGCGTACCATTGTGGAATTTCGTCCGGCATGATAGCTCATAAACTTATCGTAAATATTGCCTACTTGCGATAAGTCTTGCATCAATGGAATGGAAAGACTTATTTCTTCCTTGGATAAGATGGCCTTAGTTTCTCTAATCCATTTTATGCGTTCCATGATTTTCTTTAGATTCATTTCAATGTCTGGTTCTTTCATTCTTTTCTATTTTTAATCCAACATTTCATAGACGAAGTTAACCTCGTCTGCATCTATTTGTTTCCTAAACTTTTCTATGTTAGAAACTATCAACGAGCAGTGCTCAAATGAACTCTGCCCATTGATAACTTTTTCTATTCTTGTTATTCGGTATCTCATTTTATTTCGATAAGCGTTAAAATACAATACCCCAATAAATCTTTATAGCTGTCTAGGACAGGCTCTTCTTTAGCATCCTCGTTCAAAGTCAGCAAAGAGCAAATACGATTAATCTTCTCTTGCAAATGACCGAAGGCATACGGATAACCATCTTTAGCAAAACATTCCGAAAATGCGTTTCCATACCGCTTATTTTTGGTTTTGAACAATTCGATTTGCGATTCGATGATGTCGTTATAATCTGAAACAATATACCAAGAGAGCGTAAGCAAGGCTTCCATCGCCATTACGCTGATATGGCTTCGTAAGGTTTCTTTGTCTTTAGAAGATGCTCGTATCTCATACATAAGACGAAGGAAATTGGCTGCGCTTGAAAATAATCCGAGCTTTCCGAAGTCCTCCCTTAGAGATGATACGAAAGCGGCATTATCCTTGCATTCAATCATGTCTGCCAAACGTCTTATCACAAAGATATACTTGTTAGCATATTCGCAACACCCATTGTTATTTTGTTCCACCATGTCCGTATCCTCCTCCACGATTATTTTCCATATTCAACTCTCCAAGTATGCAATCTGGATTTTCTACCTTGCGGAATGCGCCCTGGCAAACACGAGTGCCTTTCTTGACTACGAAAACATAATATTCGTAATCTGAATCTAGTTTGAATTTGCTATCCTTTGTCGGCATATAACGGTCGGAATTAACTCTATAAAGCGCACCAATATCGTTTCTATAGTCTTCATCGACCAAACCTAGACAAATATCAATGTCCGCTCTAACATTAGTCATGTAACCAACTTGTGTTTCGTTCTTGCCAATAAAGGCCACATCAACTTCCATACCTTTGTCAGTAAAGCCGGAACGTGAACGAATATCCAAACCAACATCTTTAGGAAGTTCAATTCCTAAATGTAGGTTGATGTGACCTCTACCCATTTTCACCCAAGGCATATTCAACACAACATCTTGTGGGCAGTAAAAATCAACTGCCGCTGCATTACCTTCCTTATAAGGAACACTACCACCTCGCAAGTCAAGTACATAAGCCTTGCCTTGTGCAACTAACTTTTTTATTAACTCCTTATCCATTGTATATAAAGCCTAAATCATTTAAAGTTCTACAATTCTTAACCAGTCCTTTTGCCCATAAATTACGCAACTCAGGTAACGGGTCTTTTCCGTACCTATTCTTTATGGTTGCTAAGGTCAAGATTTCCGGTTTAATATGTTTATCTCTTTTCTGCTGTCTTAGCTCCTTCAGAATATTCTCCAAGTTCTCCATTGACGAAATCCTCCATTGTTATATTGTCAACCCCAAATTTATCAGCCAGATCATCGTTCCCAATAATCAGCCAATTAGATTTGTCTTTGAGAAACTCTATACTCTCGGTGCTTTTTGCAGCATCAACAAAAGTATCATCAATATTATCAGTAGAGCAATATGGAACTACCGCATTAACCGTATACATAGCAATTTCGTATGAAATAACCGATACCATTTTCTTGAATGTTATATCGCTTGAATACATTACTTGGTTCTTGTCATATCCTAAGATGTTGACACGGACTATATTATTATCAGCTTGCAACGCTCTAAAGAAATCGTGCTTTAGCTGAAAATCCGTAATATCTACAGGATGCTCGTTACCCGATGGAATACTTATAATATCCAACAGGCTTACAAAAATAACTTTTTTATTCATTGTCTTCATCTGTTAATAATTTATCTATTGTTTTTTCTAATTCGTCTAATCTTAGTGTATAATCCTCTTCGTAAACGCATGTCAATGTAGAAATAAAGAACTTATCATTATCTGTTCTCAATTCAATCTCCATGTATTCCTCGTAATAGCTATCATATTTAATTGCTATCGAAAAGGAGTTCATGTAAGCTGGATTAAACCTCCTCTGCAAAGCTTGTGCTCTCGTAAACGCATCATTGAATTCGTTTGTCATGGTTCAATCTTTTGTGTAAGCATTTCTCTGTTCTTTGCCATTGCATCATGGAAGCCTAAATCGTATCTGTCGGTCTGCTCCAGCTCATAGTTCCGCTTTATAAGTTCACTTGTCTGATACGAACTCTTTGCAAGTTGAATCTTAAAATAGACAAACTCAACAAACATAGCCATAAAGCAAAGAACAAAACCGATAATTACCGCTGCCTTTGTGTACTCCTTGCAGAACCTTACAATACACTTAGCAACCCAGCATGTTGTACTAACTATGCCTACAAGTACAAGGTAAGGAATTCGTAAAAGAACCTTGCATAACATACTCATAGTACTCTTCGTATAAGATGCGAAATCCGTACTCGTAAAAACTAACTTTAACTTCTTCATATTTTAGCCTATTTAATGTTTATCAAAAGTCTTTTGTTAACGAACCACAACAAATCAATACCATTCATCATGCAATATCCGCAAAGCATGCCAATCAAGATTATTATCTTCTTGAACACTCGGTAATGTGTCATTTCAATCTTCAGCATAGACATCATCAAGTCTTCAAAGGAACGGTCTCTCATTGAATCTGGGTCTAGCCTCAACGATTTGACATTCATCTTGTACTTATTGGCCATTGAGAATAATATAATAGCAAACTCTGCTAATTTGTCCTCTAGAGTTCCGGCAACGAGTTTAGAATATATTTCTATCGTACCACGTCCATTAACATTTTCATATTCCCAACGTTTGGCGTTGAAACGACCTTCGTATTTGCGCATTTCTACAATAGCGTCAATTACGTTGAATGTTTCTGCTCTTTGGGTCTGGCTAGCAACATCAAAGTTGCAAGCCTCTATAATCTGTTCTATTTCTGCTATCTCCATTTTATACTATTGAATCTAAGTCAAAATCATTAGAAGGAATGAAAGCCACATGGTCTTTCTCCCTTGTCATCGTTTTCTCTCCTGTTCGCACGCAATTAATTTGCTTGGGATTTTTATGTCGTACCACAAATGTTCCAAAGCTGCGTATCATAACACGGTCTCTGTTGCGCAACGATTGCTTTGTGAGGTCTATGAAATAATTCACAATGGCTTGAACATCATCCTTGCGGAACTTTTTGCCATTTACATCTCTAAGGTTCTTAATGATTGCCTTGACAATTTCTTCTTTCTTCATATTCTCTAAGTTTTTTATTCCCTAAACTTCTAATCAAGTCGTATGGGTCTATACCATATTTCTTAACGAAACATTCTCTTAGCTTGCATATAGCCTTAAAATCTGCATTTGTTGTATTCTTGACTATCATATAAGCTGAGTCTAATCTAACATCAGCTTTAGGAGCTTTTACCCGAAAAATCTTGTTGCCTTTCTCGTCTTCGATAAGTTCTATATTAACTTCCTCGCCCTTAGCTTTTTTTCTTGCCGCCCATTCTTCATAAGTGATGGCATTTTGCTTGATAGCCTCATCTTCTTTAGCCTCTTTCTCTTTCTGTATATTTGCCTCTACTGCTTTTATGGCATCTATACGATGGGAACAGAAAGTATTCAAGCTCTTTGTTATAACTTGCGGATTTGGCTTCTTGTAGAATTTCTCAAACTTTCCGGCAATAAACATCTTGAAGAAAGTAATCAGCTCGTTCAGATTAAGGAAATAATACTCATCCTTTATAGCATTTGCAGTCATTATCTTGATATTGTCAGTAGCCTCATTATTTACAAAGCCACAAATACCATAGACATCAGAAACCCATGCTACAAGCCATGTTATTGCACTTCCTTCTCCATAACACAAGTCAAGATAGGTAAGTGTTGGTGCGTTGCTTTTAAAAGCTTTCCCGATTGGCATCTTACTACCTACTTGGCTTGATGGAGAGAAAGACATTAGAACGTTATCGAATGTTCCGTACTCATTGAATATTCGTTGCTTTTCTCTGTTGATTGAGGCGCTGCACGAGGTCGGCTGATTCTTGGTAATAGCCTTGCTCTGCGTCTTTATTAGTCCCTTGCTTTCTATCATCATAATTTCCTTCCAATACTTTAACAAAATTATTTGGTCTCATAATCCAATCAAAACTCGCCATCCATCCATTACTACCATTAAGGAATGAAGATGCTGCCGCCTTGTCAATCATCAACTTCATCTGCTCACTCCCATATTCTTTAAGCCGTGAATTAATCATTGACTTTCTCTTCGAAGTCAGGGCATGAACAAGAGGCATTCCTCTTCCAACGATAACCTTATTGAAATATTCGCAAACCTTCTTTGCTTTATCATCCACTTGTTGTACACTAGGGACGTTGTTCAATGCTATTCGTTCAGGTTCGTTCTTGTGTGGTTTAGATTCTTCACCTTCAGCAAATTCTATGTTGTCTTCATGCTTCCAAATAAAGACTTTTCCGCTACCGATAGATAACATTTGTTTCTCAAATAGTCCATCAATAGCTTTTTTTGTCTTTGCCACCGACATACCTGTCTTTTCCGATAATTCTTTGTTGCTCCCATACACATATCCGTCTTTGTCAGCATTAAATGAAAGACGTACGAAAGCGACTAATTCATCAGCATCCAAGCTACACGCTTTTTCGTCTAATTTTACTATCATATCTTAAAAAAATGCATTTGTTAATTGTTTATTTCCACTCATTATTACCCACTTCCCTCTGCCGTTTTGGTCTAGCAATTTCAAGTCTTCAACTTTTCCGAATCTATCATAAGTACCGCAAAGGTCAACAAACCAAGGTTGTTTTCCTTTCGATAGCCTAAGAAGTCTTCCTACAACTTGATAGTATTGCGCTAAAGAGCGTGTTGGCTTTGCATACACTACAGTATCTAACTCCGGATAGTCAAAGCCTACGACCAAGATTTGGCTATTTACCAGTACCTTAGTCTGCCCATTGCGGAAACGCTCGATGATAGCCTCACGTTCTTTAGGAGGTGTCTCTCCGCAGACCATTTCGCAGTTAGGTATGGAATAGGTCAGCATCTGAGCTTCTTTAACGAACTTGGTAAAAACCAAGATGCCTTTACGTTGTCCACCTCGTTTCGGATTAAGTAATCTATTGACAACACTAACTAGCCATCCGTACAAATCCACACGTTCATATTCTTGTTTTACACTTTGGTCTGTATAATCACGGCAAGTTGAATTTAGCTGCAAATTACCTTCATTCCATTGTGGCGGTGGACAAGAGTAATAGTTTGGCAGACAGATATATCCGTTCTTTGCCATATCCTCAACTTGAACATAGTAAATAAGCTCCTTGAAAATCTTGTCTCTACTTCTTGTCAGAAACTTCAGTATGCTACCATAGTTCTGATAGGAATACAGACGGAATGGTGTTGCGGTTAGACCTATGACCTTGCTCTTTAATTTATCAAGAAACTCCTTATACATGCCGGATTCAGGTTTCACTAAATGAACCTCATCAATCAATATGTATTTGAAGTCAGTAAACAATTCGGGATGTCCTTTCACGCTACCAATTGTAGCAAAAGTAACATCGCTGATTTCTTTTGATTTAAAGCTAGCGGAATAGATGCTGGCATTATCAAATCCATAAGAACAATACTTCTTGTAGTTTTGTTCCAAAATTTCCTTAGTAGGAGAAAACACAAGCACTTTATCTTTGAGCCTAGCAGCTATATCTGCCAAAATCAATGATTTGCCCGATGCAGTAGGGAGCACTTCCAGAGCGTTCCAGTTTTTCTTCTTATCCAAGAAAAACTCAACCGCCTTCTTGCTTGCCTCTTCTTGATATGGTCTTAATTTAAACTTCATTTCACAAATAATATGAAATCACTTTTGTTACTATATAGGAATGCACAAGTCTTATGCATAACAAAAGCCAATAGAAAAATGACCTTACAGTTTTTATGGTGTGTCTCACCAAGACGATTGCAAAGGTACGAAGAATAATTTAATAATGCAAACAAATTAGTGTCTATTATTACGGCTATAACATTATTTAAACCTTATTGATTATCTTTTTCTTCATTCATTTTCAGAATTAGAGCCGCATAGTATTTATAGAGTTCCTGTAATTCAAACACCGACCAATTCTTTGCTTGATGCTTCATTACTTCCAGTAAATCGACTTGTTGTTCTCCGAGCCGCTTTACTTCTTCCATATCTAAAGGAACGTGAGGATGCTTTTGCAAATAAGCCAATCTTCCAAGCTTCATTACTAAATTCTTTCTATAACCGATAAGATGGTCAGAAGAGAATCTGTTGCATCGTTTGCATTCCGCATTCTGATTACGTGTATCAAAGCGCAAACTCATATGAGTTCGTCCGCAATAATGCCCATTGTCGGCTTGGTCGATTGGCAATATTCGTCCACAACTGATACATCTGAAGTACTTATAGTGAAACTCTCTAGAGTCTCTCATGCGGATATAAACCGACATAAGCCTATCTAGTTTGTCAACCCACTTTTGCTTCTCGCTCCTTTGGTGTTTAGGCTTCTTTCCTCCTTTGTTAAATCTATCATAATATCCCATAATCTTTATCCTTTATCAAACCAAAAGTCATAGTTGCTGCTGTGGGGGTCGAACCCACAACCTTTTTCCGATTTTGGCGGACGTTCTACCATTGAACTAAGCAGCACCACCCCATAGGGGGATTTCAAACTAATTAAATAATAAAAGCCTTACTCCTTTGGTTTACCCATATGCAAGAAAACATCCATGATTGATGTTTCCTTAAGGCTTGTAATATTGTAATCAATCATAGTCTTACCCATAATCTCATCTACATTCTTACGAGCCTTCTCAATGGTATCACCCTGCACAAGATAACGAACCTTGGTCTTCCTCTCCTTGCCAGATTTTTCGTCAATAGTAATCATGTTAATACTGCAATCGTAGTATTTATCCTCACTATCTACCTCTGAAAGGAACAACTCAGAGAAACCTGCTTTCTTCATAGTGACAATCTCCATATCACCATTTGTGTATACCGCCATTTCTTCTGTAGTCTTAGCCTCGCATTCTGACCATGACAAGGCATCTACAACATATTGCTCTGTAGTTTTAGCGTTCGTTCCGTCTTCTAGAGTTTTCTCATAACGAACACCTACGATAAAATACTTTCCTGTTAATGATTTCATATTCTTTCTTTTTATGTTAGAGAATGTGGTATCGGTGAGGCTTGAACTCACGGCCTAATGTTTAGGAAACATTTGCTCTATCCAACTGAGCTACGACACCAAGCATCCTATAAAAACTCTTTATTTAATTCTGCTTGCCTCTCCACTTGTGTCTGCCATACCATATAAGCATGGTCTTGTGGAGTAGGTATGTATAATCCTCTTTCCATAGAGCAATGATGAAGCCATCGGTCTATACATAAAGACATTTCTTCTTTGTCAAGGTCTGGTATGTGCCTCCAATATTGGAAGGCCTTACCTTGTTTATTCTCACGCTCCCTAAGAAAAACATCCTTATTTACACGTTTGAACTCTTGTTCGATATAGTCCTTAGTATATCCTTCTTCGATAGCTACGTAAGTGATTGTTACCCACAGATAAGCATTCTGTTGGATTGTCCTAGATTGTTGCCTCTCTTTAAGGTCAACAACAAAGAACTTCTCATTATAATAATCACCTTGTAGTTTCTTGGCTTTGGTTATCATAGCCCTGGTTCGTTCCTCGAACTTTTCAAGCTCGACCGGATTCAACATATTATATACCATCTTTCTTTAATGAAAGGTGGAGAAAATTAATTCTCCACCATAATAAGTTTAAAATGGCGCATCAGATGTGTTAGTGCCACTCGGCTGTGCTGGTGGAATTGGTGCTGAACCTGCGGCTGGAGCTTGTGGTGGAAAAGGATTATTAGCAGCAGCTTGCATGCCACCTTGTGGCGCATTGTTCTGTGCTTCAATCTTTTGCATCTTGTAGCCACGAACAGATGTAAACCAGTCTGTTGTGCCATCCTTCTTTGTTCCTTGATATGATTCAACGTCAAAGAATACTTCAGCAATATCCCCGACATTAAAACCATCCGGTACATGTACATTCTTACCACTGAATTCAAAGATGATGCGCTTTTCGTAGCCACGTTCACCTGTCAAACCATCGAAACGTGTTGCATCAAGCATCAAACGTCTCTTTTCAAATGGTTCTTTACCTTGTCTCTGAATAGACTGAATGCCTTCGATAGCAACAATCTTACCTTTATAACTATTAGCCATAACTTAAAATATTTAATAAAACAATAATTTATCCAACTCTGTTCAAGGTCAAACTAGGCTTTACCTTAGTTACCTTTTTATACTTTTTCAATAGATGGTTGTAAGCTTCTTCGTCATCCGCATCAAAAGCCTTCGTGTCTAACGTAACCCTCTCAGAAGCAGACTTCAAGGAATAAGTGTAAATTGAAGTTTTATAAGATGTGAGGTTGTCATTTGACATACCATCAAAGATAGCTGCCTTCAACTCCTTTTCCTGTTCTTGCAATTTAGCAATGCGCTCTTGAACGTCAATGAGTGCGATTTCGTTATCTATAATGTAATAAGGTGTTTTTGTATCATCATTATACAAACGACCTTCTTTCTCGCATCGGAACAATTCTTTAACATCACTCGCAGGTCTTGGCTTGCCTAATGGGATGAGTTTACAGATTGTTCCACGCTTCTCGTCATCACGCAACCACATACAACATATACGTGTAACCTTCAGATGAGGATTCAATGTTTCGAAACCGAACTTATACATCGAGTTCTGCCAACGCACATACTCCTTATTAACGGAATAAGTACCCTTAATATCCCAAATCTCAACCTCATCGTCCGGTGCATCATCCTTGTGCATCACCAAGTCGATTGCACTTGCATGGTCTTCTCCGATTCGAAGGACATATTCGCTACCTATAATCTCATATCCATTCTTCTTGATATAAGCGACAAAATCCTTGACACTCTCTGAGGCTGGCTCAATACCCAATGAAGCAAACAACTCTACCTGCTCATGGATAATAGTGCCTTTTTCGGCAGCTTTCTTCAATACCTCTTCGCTTACGTTAGAGTACATATTGGGAAATACATACTGATGAAGCATACCTGTAATGCCACTTAATTCACGACCATCATAAAAGTATTGATGTGTGGAGTCCTCATAAAGAACTCCACTGTTATTCAATTGTATCATACTAATCTTGATTTAAATTGTGTCAACTTAGCTAAGAACTCTGCATTCTTTTGATATTCGGGATAAGCATCATAAACTGCTTTTAAATCCTTCTTGCTCTGTGCGAGTTCCATCTTTCGTAATGCACATTTGCGTTTAAACTCTTCGGACTTCTGAAGGTCTGGGAATCCGTTCCAAACTCTATCTACGTCCTCCCAAATTTGAGCTTGTTGCAATTGTGGATAAGCATATTGTTTTTGCTCATTAAGATTTTCGTCTTTTTCTTCCTCGCTCTTTGGGGCTGGTTCAGAGTAACCATATACTTCTTTCTGCTCATTCATCCATTCAAGAACTTCTTGTTCTGTCATGCCGCAATACCAACGCACAATGTTATTCTCATCTTGAATAATAAGTTTGGCAATACATCTGTTTGTATAACCTACATATCCAACATGGAAAATTGTCTTCAACTTTCCGCTTCGAGAATATTCGGTGTTTCGGTTGAGGTTGATGAATATCTTCTTGGGAGCAGTATACAATTCTCGACCGATACCTAAACAAGAGCATGCACGCTTGAAAGAGTCGCTAGCTTGGCCTTTAACGGCTTCGGTGTTACTTGGCGTACCAACATCTTGCTTATCTATCCAACCGATACCTTCTTTATAAACGGAAACCGTACAAAAGAGGTTCTGACCAATAAGCTCATGCTTACGTTTCCAACCATAGATGCCGAACTTCTCATCTAATCGTCTCATATCACATCTTGCGTCCTTGTAAAGCAACAAGGAACACCAGTCCGGTGACTTCTGATTACCACCTTGACCGACACGGACTTCTATCTCATCCGCATCAAGGAGGCGAAACTCATAATCCTTAATTTCTTCGCTCTGCCCTTCTACAGGCTTCGCTGCCTTATTCTCTGCCATAGTCGTATATTTTAAATAATCATTTTCTTTATCTGACAAGAAACAACAAGTTCATTGATTTCTTTGAGAGAATAATATCTAGGTGAGTTCTTACTATCACCTACATATTCTTTCATTAACCTATTCTTGACCCATTTGTCAATCATCTGCTTTTCGAATCCTTTTGATGCGAGATAGCATTCGGCATCCTTTCTGCGTATCCTGTCGGAACGCAACCCCATTTCAAATTGGGCATCCATCCGTCCCGCTTGAAATGCGACTGATACTAATTGCTTAATCTCGCTTAATGACATATTCTTTCTACAGTTTTTATGGTGTGTCTCACCTTTTTATGTAATATTACAAAAAATATATTAAATTTCTTGCAAGTTACGATATATTTATGTATATTTGCAACATATTTAATGTTTTCGAGTGCAAAGATAAGAAAAGTATTGCAAACATGCAAATAAAATAGTGCTTAAATATACTATATTAACCTTTATTATCTTTAAGCTCTAAATATTTACATAAATTAAGTTACACATGCGCTTACTGCGTATTAAATTTTAGGTTATGAATAGTGCATACGAAAGACTGAAGGCTGTAATCATTGCTTTGGGTTACACTTCAAATGAAAAATTCGAGGATACCGTTGGCTTAGGACATGGCTTCGTCAGCCGTATAACTAATCGTGTATCTTCCAAAAGCTTGCAAGCTATAACGAGAAAATTTCCGCAGGTAAATCCAAGTTATATTAGGACGGGAATGGGGGAAATGTTCATCTCTTCACCTATAAAGGTAAGCGAAAACGAAAACGCAAAGACTAGACTGCGTGAGTATCTTAAATATAAAGGAATTACCAAACGAGAATTTTGTGACAAAGCTGACGTGGCCTCTAACTTTCCTATCATAGGGAAGAATGGTGTATTCACGGCAAGAGTATCTTATAGAGTGAATTCTAAATTCCCAGATCTTAATATGGATTGGCTAGCTAATGGAGCTGGCGAAATGTTGCAGCCGGAGGCTAATATTGAGAAATTCAACAACTACAAAAGCAGAATAGCGCCATTCTGTACAGAGATGGGAATTAGTACTACATTCTTCTTGCGGAAATGTAAGAGCTATACCAGTGCAATTAGCAGATTGCCGGATATGCCTAGCGAGACTTTCTTGAAGAATATCTCTTTGGCTTACCCTCAGCTAAATCTGAATTGGCTTAAGACCGGAGAAGGAAAGATGTTTAACGATGACATCAAATCGAATATCAATTCAAGCGTCAGCTTTGTTCCTCTTGTTCCACAGATGGCTTATGCTGGTTATCTCAGCGGATATGCAGATGATGTATATATATCATCGCTCCCAACAATCCCTATTGTAAAGGAAGATAAAGAAAAGTACGTAGCATTCGAGGTAAGCGGTGATTCTATGGATGATGGCTCGTCTAGAGCTTATCAGAATGGAGACATCGTTATATGTAAAGTCTGCCCTGACTACATGGTAAAGAGCAATGGACTTCATATAGACGGAAAGGAATATATCATAGTTCATAAAGAAGGTATTCTGTTGAAGCGTATCATTGACTTGGATATGAATAATGGAAAGCTTATATTGCGTTCCTTTAATCCTACTTATCGTGATTTAGAGTTGGATTTAGCAGATGTGAAGCAGCTCTTAGTTGTGGAATATCAGCAGAAAAGGAAATGATAATGTAAAGTATATTTGTATGTTCTGTGGAGTAGGCTTGCATAAAATGTCGCAAAATTGCCGCAAAATGATTATTCGCCTATAGCGTAAGTTGCTATTGTTTAGTCATTTTATTGGTGTTCCGTATAACAGCCTTCTAAGCTGTGGGTCTTGGGTTCGAACCCCAACGGAATCACTATAATAGGCAAAATGAAACTTATTTGTACAAAAATAGCGTGAGAGAACAATGGCAGTAAGTTGCTTATTCATAGGCACTTATCTCTGTTGTTCTTTTTTGTTTTTAAATATATTTTATCACTTATTCCTCTTTTATGTACTCTTTTCGTAAATAACTGCTAATCAATATGTTATGAATTTGGTGTATTGAGAAATCATCCATGTGTGTTACAAATGTGTTATCAAAAAGCGCTAATGTGTTACCAGAATAGAGAAGTTGAAATCCTTAATGACCATAATGACCGTGACCTTAATGACCGGAAATAGCTCCTAAACATTTACTTGTTTTTCAGATGAAACTCCTTTCTTGTCTTTGCCATTGCTTCCGTAGCCCTATCGTGGGTTTCTATCAGCAGTGGACTCTTGTGATATTGCACAATCTTGACCCCGACTGAGTTGTGCCTTTTCTTTTCCTCGATGCATTGAATGATCAAGTCCGGATTGGCTGATTTAGCCGTTGGAGTCTTGTCAAAGTTCTGAATATAGGCGGCATTGGTCAGGAAGAGAATGTCGGAACCTTCCGGTATTTCCTGCATTACCTTCACCATGAGGGTTAGCATCATGCGGAACTCTGTGGTGTGTAGGTCGCTGATTACATCACGGCTGATGATGTTGCCGTTATGCTCAATCACAACGGCAGCACCACCAGCTCGCTCTTTATGACCATAATCACATGAGCCACCTATCCAAACGTAATATGTAGATGTATCTTGTGTCATAATTATTTTATCTTCAATGTCCGCAGATATTCCT